CTGTACGACCGTGGCCGGGCCTTGTATGAGATGATCCGTGCTGGTGCCGCTGACGTTGACCGCAGCGACGACCAGCCGGCCAATCGCCCGGCGGCAGAGCTGTAAGATGGCCGGAGACTTCCAGCACAAGGAACTCTCCGGCTCGCTCTTCAAGAACGACCGGAAAGAGCAGGCCAACCACCCTAACTACCGTGGCGACTGCCTGATCGGTGGGCAACAGTACTGGGTTAGCGGCTGGATCAAGGACGGAGCGCGAGGCAAGTGGATGTCGTTGGCATTCACGGCCAAGGAGGCGAAGACCTCCAGGGCACCAGCACCGGATTTTGACGAAGACGTGCCATTTTAACAATTAGCGGGGGCCTACGGGTCCCCGCATCTCTTTTAGGGATACAAGAGATGCGATTCAGCGAAGCACCCTACATCGGGTTCGACACCGAGACGACCGGCCTGAACTGGCCCAGAGACAAGGCGTTCGGATTCAGCGTGGCTCTGCCCGATGGCAGCACGTGTTACCACGACATAAGACACAACCCGGCCAGCATCGACTGGTTTAATGACGAAATATCCCGGTTCAAGGGCATCGTCATCTGCCACAACGCGTCCTTCGACTTTAAGATGGCCGAGAGCAGCAGTCTGTATCTGCCCCTCGACCGGATGGACGACACCGTAATTCGCCAGTGCCTGATCGACGAACACTCCCACTCGTTCGGGCTGGACTACCTGTCCGATAAGTACCTGGGCGAGCGCAAAGAGGACATTTACCCGGAGCTGGCGCAGTTGTTCGGCGGCAGGGCGACACGGGGAGTCCAAATGAAGAACATCGACCGAGCATCACCTGAGGTCGTCGCCAAATACGCCACAAAAGACGCCCTGCTAACCCTTCGCCTGTGGGAGTGGCAGAAGGCCGAGATTGAGAAGCAAGGAATCGAGGCGATCGTCACTTTTGAGCGCCGAGTCATGCCGGCCCTGATCCGGGCCGAGATGCGGGGAATTCGGGTCGACACCAAGCTGGCAGAACAGGCAATGGCTAAGCTAATGCTGGTGATCGAAGCCCAACAGAAAGAGCTAAACGATCTGGTGCGCCGAGATCTGAACGTTAACAGTCCGAAGCAGGTCAAGGAAGTATTCAGTCCGAAGAAAGGCGAGGACGGCGAGTGGTACACCGACACCGGTATCTGGCTCCCGTCCACGGAAAGCGGAAACGCGTCGATGGATGCCGAGGTCCTGCGGGGGATGGAAGGAGATAAGCGGGCCGAGTTGATTCTGTCCGTACGCAGCACGATCAAGACCCGCGATACTTTCTTAGGCGGGCACGTCCTGGGGCACGAGGTCGGGGGCCGGGTATACCCATCGATAAATCAGAACAAGGGCGAGGACGCCGGCACCGGCACCGGGCGGCTGTCTTACACCAACCCGGCCCTACAGCAGATCCCGAGCCGCAACAAGCGGGTGGCAGCGATCGTCAAGCCGGTGTTCCTGCCGGACGAAGGCTGCGACTGGCTGTCGCTGGATGCCAACAGTTATGAAGTGCGTGTTTTTGCGCATTTGGTTAATAACCCCACGATTCTAGCCAAGTACGCCAAAGACGAACTGGCCGATTTTCATCAAATGGTGGCTGATCTGACCGGGCTGCCGCGAAATGCTACTTATTCGGGGCAAGCGAACGCTAAGCAACTCAATCTAAGCTTGCTGTTTAACAGTGGTCGGGGGGCGATTGCGGAAAAAATGGGGCTACCTTGGGACTGGAACAGTTTCGGGAAAGAGGGCAAGGTATTCAAGTATAAGAGGGCCGGGCCAGAGGCCGAAGCGGTAATCCAACAGTACCATGAGCGGATTCCTGGAGTAAAAGAACTGGCAACCCGAGCCAAAGCAGCAGCAGAGGCCCACGGGTACGTGCAAACTAAGCACGGTCGTCGTCTGCGGTTTCCCCGTGGATACAAGACCTACAAGGCGAGCGGACTTGCTATCCAAGCCACCGCTGCCGACATCAATAAAGAGATGTGGCTGTTGTGTGATCGCACCTTGAATCGTGGACAGCACCTGATCATGAACACCCATGACAGCTACGAAATCAACGTCGAGCGCGGGACGGACCCGCTGCGCTTGAAGAACGAATTGCAGGAACAGATCAGAGAGATAGTACCTTGGTTCAGGGTGCCGCTGGTCATCGATCTAAACGGGGTCGGCTCGGATTATTGGAAAGCTATTAATGGCTGAATCAATCGTAATCGACATGGCGCAGGTTCGCGCCGCAGAATCAATGAGTTTCGAAGACGCCGTCCACCACATGGCGGTTACCTACGCCAAGGCGGGAATCCCGGTACTGCCGCTGGAACCAGACAGCAAAAAGCTACCGGGCGGCGGGGGCATCAATTACATGTCCGCCAGCTCGAAAGAGCACGTCATGCACAAGTGGTTCGGGCCGGATGGCAAGTACCGGGGATTTAACATCGGCATCGGCTGCGGAACCAAGCACGGGGTCATGGCCCTCGACGTCGACGCGAAGCCAGTGGGCGGCACGACAGGGCTGAAAGAGATAGCCCGCATAACAGAGAAGGAAGGCCCCCTGCCCCCCGGCCCGCGCCAGAAGACCCCATCGGGCGGCTACCATTACATCTACCTGTGGCAGGACAATGCTGTGTCCAGCAGCGGCAAGGTGGCGAACGGGATCGACACGCGGGGAGGCACTGTCGACCGCTGCACCGGGCACATAGTGGTCTTCCCATCGCAAGTCGGCGGCAAGTCATACGCTTGGGAGGAAGGCGGCGAGGTCCCGCCGATGCCAAACTGGCTGGACGAATCGCTGGGCCAGCCGTGGCGTGAGAAGCCGAAGGAAGCCCAGCCCAAGCAAGAAGTGCCAGTCCACCAGATTAACCGGATGCTGACCATCATCGACCCGGACTCCCTGTCCTACGAGGATTGGGTCAAAGTCGGCATGGCCCTCAAAAATGCCTGCGGAGAAGATGGCCTGGAAATTTGGGACGAATGGTCGGCAGGAGGGGCGAGGCGCAAGAACAACGAGTGCAAGATACGGTGGAAAACGTTTCAGGAGGACGGACCAGTAGGGTTCGGCACCCTGCTGTTCATGGCCAAAGAGGCCGGCTGGAGGCCGCTGCCGGGCGACGTTCACAACAGCAACCTGGATGCTGAGATAGAAGAGCGGGTACTGGAGATGAACAAGCATTATGCCTTGGTTCGCATGAACAAAAACATGCTGGTGGCGACGTTCAGCAACAATGGCAACGGGGAGAAGATCGGCTTCCTGTCGATGCAGTCATTTATCACGATGGCGATGCCAGATAAGATCCAGATCCCTACCCGGAACGGGTTCACGGAAAAACCCATGGCCGATGTGTGGCTGGGCAGCCTACAGCGCCGGGCATACTTTGATGTGGGAATCTATCCAAATAACGACGAGCCGTCCGGCACCCTGAACATGTGGAACGGATGGGCGACAGAACCAGACCCCAAGGCCAGCTGTAAATACTACCTCCAGCACATGAAGGACATAATCTGCGACGGGGCCGACCACATTTACCAGTGGCTGCTCGACTGGATGGCTGATGCCGTGCAGGACAGCCGCACGATCAAAGGCTCCTGCGTCGTCCTGCGGGGCATCGAGGGCTGCGGCAAGGGGGCCTGGGCGGACCAGTTTGGCCAGTTGTTTGGGAAGCACTACACCCACCTGATTGACGCCGAGCGCTTGACGACCAAGTTCAACAGCCTGACGGCTGACAGCATCGTAGTGTTCGCCGACGAGGTCCTGTGGCCGGGCGACCGGAAGGCAGCGAACGTCCTCAAGGGGCTGATTTCCGAACGCCGGGTGACGAGAGAGGCCAAGGGAATCGACAGCATCGAGGTTGACAACCTGAACCACGTCATCATTGCGTCCAACGAAGACTGGATCATTCCAGCCGGCCCGCAGTCCAGACGCTGGCTGGTACTGAACGTTAACGGGTCCGTGGCCTGTAACAAGCCCTACTTCGACCGCCTGTTTAAAGAGATGGAGGAGGGCGGGCGCGAGGCCCTGCTGCACCTGCTCAAGACCAGGAAGATCACCAGCAACCTGAGGCTGGCCCCACACACCAAGGGCCTCACGGAACAACGCCGCCTGTCCCACAGGCACGACAGCATGCTGCACTTCCTGACCGAAGCCGTGATGCGGGGCGGGTTCGATTCCACAGACGTCGATGCCAGCATGGGCGACGCTGCCACCTGGCCTAAGAAGCTGCTCAAGTTCGAGCTGTTCAGCGAGTACAGGGCTTGGTGCCGGGACACCCGGATAACGACTTACGACACCTTGTCGATGATCATGTTCGTCGAGAAGCTTCCGACCTACGGGTTCGAGGACCTGGGCAAGGAGGTCAGGGTGCCGGATGTCGATCAACTGCGCAAGACGATGGACCAGCGGCAGGGCACCCACGAGGGTGAATTGGGGTAGGTTTGGACTTGTGGCATAGAGCCACGTGTGGTATACTAGAGGTTCGGGATGGTCCCGTGCCCACGATAAGGAGAAATGAAGTGAAGAGTAAGAAGATGGACGTTCTGGTTGATCTGCAGTTCGGCAGCACCGGCAAGGGGGCGCTCGCTGGCTTCCTGTCGACCCGCGAAGGTTACGACGCAGTCATCAGCTGCAACATGCCCAATGCGGGCCACACGGCCTTCTCGCCGAACGGCAAGCGGTTCATGCACAAGGTTCTTCCCAGCGGCCTGTTCAGCGGCAAGAAAATGATCGTCGGCATCGGGCCGGGCGCTGTATTCAGCATTGGCCAGCTGCTCGCCGAGTGGGCCAACGTCACGAACTACCGGGCCGACCTGACCCTGGTCATTCACGATGCCGCTGGCATTCTGCTCGAAAAGCACGCCGAGGCCGAGCGGGCGTCGCTTTCCCGGATCAGCAGCACGATGCAGGGCAGTTCCGAGGCCCTGATCGCCAAGATCCGCCGGGAGGAGGGGGCAACAGCCCGCTACCACGCGCAAGAGATCGTGGACCTCCTCAGCGAGCATGGCGATGTTCATGTCGTGGAGCAGGGCCGCTGGCTCGACATCTTCTCCGCCTGTACCAACATCCTGTTGGAGGGGTCGCAGGGCTATTCGCTCGGGCTGTCCAGCGGGTTCTACCCCTACTGCACCAGCCGCGAATGCACCCCGGCCCGCGTAATCTCTGACTGCGGCCTGCCGGTGGCCTGGCTGCGCAAGGTCTATGGCTCCTGCCGGGTTCACCCGATCCGGGTCGGCAACACGCCGGACGGGTTCAGCGGCGACTGGTACATGGACCAGCAAGAGATCCACTTCTCCGATCTGGGCGTGCCCGAGGAGTTGACGACAGTCACCAAGCGGGTCCGCCGGATTGCCACCTTCTCTTACCTGCAGATCAGGCAAGCGATGATGATGGCGATGCCGGACGAAGTGTTCCTGAACTTCGTCAATTACAGCTCGAAGGACGCGGCACAGGCCCGCGAGGACATCGAGGAAGTAGCAATCGAGTTGGGCTGCGGTGGGGTCACCCTCATGGGCCACGGCCCGAAGCCCCAAGACATCGAGGAGCTGTAATGGCACACATTCACCTGATGACCGAAGAGGTCGTGAACTGGATCGACCAGTTGGTCCCTCGGTCGGATCGCGACTCAATGAACACTTGCGTCAAGCTGACGGAGGAAGTCAGCGAGCTGATGCACGCCATTTATACGGGCGACGGCAACGTTGGCGAGGAGTGCGCCGACATCTTAGTGCTGCTGCTGGACATCGCAGCGCTCCACGACGTTGACCTGGCCGAGGCGTTCTACACCAAGATGGACACCAATAAGGCCCGCCGCTGGACCAGGGTAAGGGGGGCGCTGCGCCATGAACACGACAGTTGATCGTGCCCTTGACGCCCAGCACGTCAAGCGCTGGTCGATGGTGGCGACCACAGCGGAAAGCAACGTCGCCAGCCACAGCTTTAACGTAGCGGTGATCGCAATGGCCATCCGCAGCAAGATGTTCAACACGAACCATTTCAGCGCGGCAGAGGTCTGCTACCACGCCCTGCTGCACGACATCGACGAAGTGTTCACTGGAGACATTCCGACAACCACCAAAGAAGCGATGCGGCATCAGGGGGTCGAACCCAATGCCCTCTTCGAGGGGCAGGAGGTCACCAATCCGCCAGAACATATCAGGGCGATCATCAAGCTGGCCGATCTGATCGACAACTGGCGTTTCATCAGCCAGCACGGAGCGGGGGCCAGAGCCGCGATCGCTGCCGCCGAGGTCCGGGAGAGGCTCGTCGCTGCCATCGACGCGGCACCAGATGACCTGCGGCAGGCAGCCTCTTGGGTACTCGACTACGTGGAGAACAGAAGAAGTGAGCAACCGGAAGAAAGAGAGCGTCTTGCGACAGAAGCTAAGAGACTGCGCGAATTCACTCATTTCTCAAGGACACCCGGTGCACCTTACGTGGATAGAAAGCCACGCTACGTCTCCGGGGGCACCTGATGTTGAATACTGCGTCCACGGGGTCGAGGGTTGGGTTGAACTTAAGGCCGGGCCAGAAATCGAGGTCCGGGCTACCCAGGTTACTTGGTTCCGTGAACGCGTTGCAGCAGGGGGGCACCCACTGCTCCTGGTCCAATGGGGCGATGTGTTTCACGTTGTCCCCGGCAGTCGGGCCAGCGACCTTCGGGCGGACCCGTCGTATGAAAGTGTGTTGCGGCACTCCACCGTCTGCTGGCACGGAGCGATCCCGCCAGCGGGCCTTTTAGAAGTATTACGATCACCGGAGAAAGAATATGGCGACATTGAAAGAAATGCTGGCTGAGCGGGGAGCCAACTACGGCGACTTCGCGGAGATGGCAGCGGTGGCGCAGGACCTGAAAAACACCCTGACCAACGACGAGATGAACGCCGTCCAGCGCGAGTGCATGGAGCTAATTTGCACCAAGCTGGCTCGCATCGTCGCCGGCAACCCAAATTATGCCGACAGTTGGCTTGACATTGCTGGCTACGCCACTTTGGCAGCGGACGACATCGCGAAAAGGTCACTGCAGTGAGCATGGTTTCCGATCTGTTGTTTGGCGTGATGCCCGATCTGCCCGCTGGCAGGGCGACCCGGAACCGGTGCCTTACCGACGCAGTAAAGGCGTTTAGGGAGTCTCAGAAGAACGTCTGCGGAGCCAACATCGAGGCGGTCTATCAAGCAATTGTAGATGGGCATGGCACGAATGCCGGGGTGCAGGAGGCAACCGGATTGTCAAAAGCTACCTGTTTCAACGCCTGCTGCAAGTTGTTGCACGACGATAGGATAAAGGTCAATAAATACCGCCGTCCTCATTTTTACTACGTAAAGGAGAATTAAAATGAACGACAGACAATTTGCGGCAGCACATGGCCGCTACCTTGACCCTCCCGATGAAGACTTCGACGAGGAGGGCGATGAGTGTGATCTGGCCGACATCGAGCGGCAGAAACAGTTGGACAAGAGAGAAGACCATGAATGACCTTTTCAAGAAATATCCACAAATCGTCGTGGATCGACTCGTGAAGGGGAAGCACTTCAAGTATTACTTGCGGACTCCTTCAGGACCGCAAATCCTCATTGTCAGCCGAACGACATCTGACGCTCGGGCAATGAAAAACAATGAATCACTACTCAGGAGATGGAACAATGAAAACTGAAATCAAACCGGCGCGCAATCGCGCACCATACGGCTTCGCCAAGTGGGAGCCGCCTGCTAAGTTCCTGCGGGAGTCTCCCCGCGATCAGCGCAACATCCCGTTCGCTGAGGACAAGGATTACCTCTACATGGACGGCTTCGACAAGGGCGTGGCTTTGGCGCTGGCGTTCGGAGCGCTGGTCATCCTAGGGCTGAACATCTGGGAGTGGCTGCAGTGAGACAACTACTTGGTCCGAAGAAAGTAGCCAAACTGCGGAAGCAGGCCGGGCTACTAATAGTTAAGGTTATGGTGCGCGGGGGGACCAATCACCGCAAAGACCTGTGTCTTGAAGATGGGTCTATCGTGTCCCTTTGGCCAGACGGCACCATACAAAAATCTGAATGGGGATGGTCCATTACGAAAGCCTCTTGAGTTTGTAGATGGCGGACAGATAGACCGCCGTCAGTTCATCATAGAGGTTCTCCAAGGTACAGTTGTCCTTGCAGATTTCCTCCTTCATCCCCTCCAGTTCCACGTAGCTGTCCTCCAACTGTTTCAGTGGAGAACCAGCCGGGTCGGAGGGGAGGTCCATGCCCAAGGCGATGTACGCCTCAGTGATTGCATCGACCTTCTCACGTGCGCCCTCGTAGAAGTCCCCAAGGGCGACGTGTTGGGCATAGCTGCGGGTGAGCAGATGTTCCCGATGGGCGTCATCGGCGTCCTTGAAGACTTGCTTTACGAGGGCGTCGATCATTTTGCTTTACACACCGGGGCAACAGCCGCGTACTCGCTGGAGCACAGCACGGCGATGGCGTCAGCAGTCAGTCCGAGGTTCTGGAAACTTCTGGCGGTTTCGCGCTTTCCACATTCGTGATCGGACCAAGAAGTTCCGACACTTGCTCCCCAACCGAGCGCCGCTGCGCCAACTGTTGAGCTTCCCATGCACGGCGCAGTCGGGTAAACGTTGCCAGCAAAGACATTCGGGACCGTGCGGACATTGATAGCATCCTGGTGGATCTCCTGACGTGTGGTGGCCGGTGTGGCCGCCTGGTTGTAATTAACCGTAACGGGCTGCGGGGCAGGACTGGTAGACACATTCACGGTCTGCTCGGTGCGGTTGAGGGCAGCGGCATACGACTGTGCGCGAGCGCGGCTGTCGGCGTTGGCGGCATTGATGTTGGTGTTCGTATTGCGGATGTCCCCACCGGCTCCAGGCGGGTTGTCGTTGCCGATTCCGACCGCTCCGGCAGACAGCGAGAAAAAAGCAAGCACTACGATGAGAAGGTTCTTCACGGTAATTTCTCCTTATTTGGGTGGGTAGTTACGAACAATCCAGTCGATGAGGGCCATTTGGATCATGTCCAGTGGCAGCAGAGGCTCGACTGTCACCTCGACATTCGTGAGTATAACGCTTGTCCCTGGCACCGGGATGTCAGGGAGTTTGATCGTTTGCTTCATTGGGCTTCTCCTTGGGGGCTGATTTGTGCTCCATGCGCTGCTCGGTGCAGAACCCCAAGCAGATCAGGGAGCGGGTTTCGTGATCGACTGTTGAACATCCGGCCAGCAGAAAAATGATCAGCAGGCGGGTCATGTCTTGATGCACGTCTGGACCACGATGCTGTACGGGCGGTTTTCGCTTGCGGTCGGCACCTGCAACGAGGCGTTGAAGTCGATATTGGCATTGTCACCAGAGTCAGTTCCAGAAACACCGGGTTTCGCCGGAGTGCTTCCAAAAGCTACCATGCTCAACGCCCCAGAATTACCCTGTGCCGCAGCACGATAGACAGTTCCACACGCACCCGTGATGTTCCTGATCGCGTCACCGAGTTTCTGCCCGAATGTCTTGCTGGCAGCAGCCCCGTCCGTCCCCTGGCAGGCACGGTAGCGTCCCCTGGCATCAGGCACATTGAACGTCGTACTACCATCTCCCACGCCCCACGTCGTCCCGATGGCAGCATACAAGTCAGCATAGGTCGTGCGGCTTACCGCCGCGCCGTTACATGCCAACCACCCTGCGGGGATGATCGTCATGGCAAAGTCCATGACCGCACCGGCCGGAACAGTTGCGGAAAGCGGAGCCTTGCCCGCGAGCGCCGTCTGCGTCTCGCTGTCCAACTCGGCAATGGCCGCCTGGACATCTGTGGCAGCGATTGTGCCAGCAGGGGTAAAGCTGGTCCCAACAGCCGTTGCCGCAGAGGAGGGCGCTTTGCCTGCAAGAGCAGTCTGCGTCTCGCTGTCCAGTTCCTGGAGGGCTGATTGGACGTTGGTGGCAGCGATTGTTCCAGCCGGAACAAAGGTAATCGACGAGGCAGGAAGGGTTGCAGCAACCGATGCCGGTGAGTACCACCACCCGGGTGTCGTTGCCTGGTAGATGATTTGGTCGCCGACATTGCAGACAGTCGCCACTTCCCCCGAAGACGTATTGAGCGTCAGCGTACCAGCCACGTCGATTTGGTAGTAATCGCCCGTGACAAAAGTACCGACTGGCAATGTGCCCGCCAGAGCACTGAACGCCCCGAGGAAGGTCAGATCGGTGATGTTCAGGACGCTGGACGGAACGAACCCAAGGGCATCGAGCTTGACTGTTCCATTGGGCACATTGACCTGTGGGCGCAGAATCGGGTCCTGCGCATTGGTCTTGTCCACCAGAAGCACCTGTGGGTCGCTGGAGAAGATGTCGGACAGTCCCGTACCGATGTCCGCCAGCCGGGCAACATCGTTGGGTTGTGTCGGGGTAGTCGTGCATTGGAGGGTTGTGAAGACCCCAGTCCCGCCAGTGATGTCGACTGCGTCCTTATTCTGGAAGGCCATCGAACCCAGACCATCTGTCTGAAGGGCACCGAAGGCGCGAATGCAATAGACCAGTGCCACATTGGTCGGGCGAGCTTCCGTGCCCTGCTGACCAATCGTAACGGTAGTGCCTTGCGAGGCTCCAGCGATAGAGATGCCCGTACCCTGTGCATTGATCGAAATGCCAGTGGTGTTCGGGTCGATTGTGCCAGCCACCGCACCGGGACCAAATTGCAGCCCATCTCCAAGAGCATGACCAACGCTGCCACCATGAAGGTGCCCGGGGTCAGTGATGGTGTGGGCATGACCAGGGTCAGCTATCCCATGATAGTGAGTTGGATTGGTAACAGTCGGCGTATGGGTATGGTTCTGGTTGGCAGGCGCCTGTGTCGAACCAAGGGCGCGACCAGGATCAACACCCCTTTCATGATCCCACCCACGAGCGAACTGTCCGCGCATGTCGGGCAGGTTGAATGTGATACTGCCGTCGCCTGCTCCGTAGGTCGTGCCAATAACCGCGAACAGGTTGGCGTAGGTGGTGCGGCTGACTGCTGCTCCGTTACACTCCAACCAGCCGGTCGGAATGGCGGACATGGCGAACAGTTGGATCGCACCGGCAGGCATGTAGTTGGATGACGCACCGAGAGCAGTATTTACCTGTTGGAGCGTCGTCGCTTCGAGGGGAAGCACGGCATCGCGGGACAGGATCAGCGGACCAGTCATCGGGGCGCTGCCGTCGCGTGGGAGCGAGCCAGTGAGGGCAGCGGCGATGTCCGACATCGTGGGATTGGCCCACGTCGTTTCGATCAGGGTGCCGGCGACTACCGGGTTGCCAGCGGGGAGGGTATAGACTCCTTGTGCGTTACGGGGCATTTATTACTCCTAAAACTGTCTCGAAATATAAGACTGAATTGCACCCGTGACGACCGGGTCAGTGGTTTTGTCGTACATGCTCGTCAGAAGCGGAAGCCTTTCGGAGGCCGGGACGGTATCAATTAATTTAACGAACTTGCTTGGGTCTAGCGTTGCCCGATCCAGCATTGTTTGTGCTTTCTTGTCGAGGCCGGACCCGACCTTTTGGGCAACCTTCCTAGCAATGGAAACAGCCTGATTGATGAGAGGCGGAGCGGCCCCCGCTGCTGTGTCTACCGGGTTGTGGACATCAGAAAGAGACGACT